TAATACCTAGGTAAGCACATAAGAAAGAAGAACCTATCTCAGCTACTAACTCTTCGGTTGCATAATCAAGTTTCTCTTCAACTCGATTGGTGCGTTCTTTGGTCATAGTCCAATGAGTTAGCTCATGCAACTTAGTGGAGAAGTAATCCACATCAGTAAAAAAGTCTGTCTTGTAAGGCATGTGAATTGTGTCGAACAATTTTGCATAGAAAGCACCGTCTTGGCTACCACTAATAACATTGGCACCAGTGTTGGAAATAAAGTTTTCAATCATGGCTACATCTTTGTCAAAGAGTTCAGTTTTATGAGCTTGGACTTTTTGATATTTGTAGTCTTCGATTTGCACACCGTTAAATACAACTGCGAATCTTTGTAAAAGATAGGTGGGTAATTTTTTGGTTGCGTGATATTTTGCTTTTTCAGCTTCAGTCAACCAAGCAAGTTTTTTCTCTCTAAGTTCCCAGTAATAGACTTGAGTGCCTTTTGAGCCTTTCTTGATTTTATGACCAAGATCATTCCATTGCTTGAAAGTTCCCCACTGGTTGCACTTCCATTCGTTTTTCCACACAGCATAGTTAAGATTAAAGACATTTCCGCCTCTATAATTTTTCTTGGTTGCAATGTTGTGGGGTAATCCGACTTCAACCCAACTCTTAGTCCAGTTGTCGCCTTCGGTTTTCATTAACTCAATGATGTTGGCTTGCATTTCCTTCATCATGTTTGGTTTTACTTTTTTCATATTTTCTCCTTTATTAAAAATGTAAGCATTGCCTACACTGTTAATAATAGGGGTAACAAGTGTTGATGTCAACACTTAATATGAAAATTTAATGAATAATTTTTTCGCTGTTTGTTAAGTCTTCTTCGTTTGAAAGATAGGCTTCGGTCATAGCTAGTAATTGAAGCTTGTGGAAAGCTACCATTTGAGAAAGATTTTTATTTATCTCAACCAAGAAGTCGTTGGTTTGTTGTAACTCGTCAATGACTTGTTCAAGATCGATTTTCTTTTTTGCGTCTACTTTCATTTTCCTTGCCCTCGGTATTTTTTCTTTCTTTTATTTTTATTTGTTCCTGAACCATGGCTAAGGCGTGAGTCACCGATAGAAGTTTTCTTCTTTACATGGTTGATTTTTTCTTTAATCCAAGTTTTTGCCAATCTTCTTCCTTTTGTTGCGGTCTTGGAAATAGACCCTTGTGTAATATCTGCGGATGATTGCCAAAATAGAAAGGATAATCAACTGCGATAGAGAAAGTATAAACGAGTTGGTAGTAAAAACCAGTACCATAGATAAGGTAAGCCACGAAAGTGGGAAGTTAACCATGGCTCCGAGTAGTGTATCTACGGATGCCTCTTTGAGTGCGTTGCGATCTAGCTTCATAATTATCTCCAAGTGCCATTATACATAGATATGTTCATTTGAACACTTAGTTTGAAAAAATTACACATAATATGTCTAACCCAGTTGCAATAGCCTCGCCCACAGCCGACCAAATATTTGGGGTGTAGGGTCGAAGTTTTTGGTTTTTTTGGAGGTTTGTTTCCAAAACCAATAGAGTCCCGTTCTATGGGCTTCTCAGAGCCTCACACAGCGTGTTCTTGCATCTATGTTAGCGGTGTGGACAGACGGCTATTACAAAAAAGGTACAGAGTGTGGAATTTCCCTACAAAAAATAATGCGTAAGTCACTGATTTGCCGTGCTTTTTTGATTTTTGTACCTTTTTTCGTGTTGTGGGGGGAAAAAGTCCCCCCTCTTGGTTTTATTCGTGATTAATGGCTAACGACACAACTTAAAGTGTCATACTGTGTCATACTTTCTTAGATGTCATTGAAGTCAGCATCAACGATGTCACCACCGAAGATTTCCTTCAGTCTCTTCTCTATATCTGAGTGCGACATGTTATCCAAGTTAGCAGTGATATTTAAGTTCTCAGTCTTTCTTACCTTCAACCCTGCTATCTCATTTAACTCACGAATAGCTGAGACTGACGCATTAAACTGTCCTTTGTTGTAAGCCTCTTCGCTGATCTGCCACAACATCTTCGCAGTCTTCTCAGGAGTAATCGCATACTTATGTGCAAGCTCTGCTTTCTGCAACATGATAGCTTTAACCACTTGTGGATTGTGCTTGGCATTCATCATACGAGTAGCAGATGATGCAGGGAACTCATAGCCTGCTCGTCTAGCCGCTTCAGTCTGTGTGCAATTATCATTGACATAATGCCAAACGAAAGCGTTCTGCATCTCAGTCAGTTGCAACTCAGTGTCCTCTTCAAAAGCACTGGGTCTTTCAATCAATGGCTTCATCGGAGCTTTCTTCGGTCTACCTTTGTATTTACTTGTGTTCTTTTTCTTTTCTTCTGTCATCTCACTTCCCAAACGCTATCTGATGCACAATCTTCTCAATGGATTTGAAGTCTCTCTTCTCATCCGTGGTTAACTTCTTACCTTCCTTCTCTTTCTCAAGGTATATCTTGCCACGATCAGCCAGTGCATCAATCATCAATTTCTTTTCTTCTTCCGTTACCATCAACTGCATTAACATTTCTTTCTCCTTGTTAAATCCAATAAAGGGTAGAGGGTATGGGGTAGGGCTTCCTATAACTAGCTAATACTCCTATAACCATATAAGCACTATACTAGCTACCCCTCTATACTATATAAATAAATATTATTACTTAATGTATACACTATACCCTACCTAAGCCCAAAACCCTTATAAATAAAGGGATCGAGACTAGGGCATGGCACAGGGTATCCACCTCTCTTACAGTACCCTACACCCTCACACCTAGCCTCAATTGTTCTCATTTCTCTAATACTTTTCTAATTTGCATACCCTACCCTACCCTGTAAACAAATCAGCCTGTTTCAATTCATCCTTCTCCTTGTTCCAAACAGGGTCGTAAGACTTCCTATCAGGACCAATATACTCATGCGAATAACATATTCTTTGCGTATCCAAAGCCATATGATGCCAAAGTTCTTTCTTGCTTCTCTTTTGTGACTTAGCTCTATCTTTTAAATTAGTAGCAGTAGCACGCCAAAGAGGATTGTTTTGCCTATATTCACCCATTCTTATATGTGCAGTCTTAGAGAAGTATCTGTACCCATCTTCGATGAAGATATCTGCAATGGCGTTAGAAAAGCGTACTCCTATGCCTAAGCCTTGAAAGTCAGGCAGTATAACCGTCCTGCATTCTCTCCACTTGTTTCTATCATCACCTTCGTATAGCGGTGGTATTCTACCCGGCAAGCTTATTGCAGAACCAAAGCCCACGAGTTGTCCTTCCCACAAGCAACAGTAGCACCGCACAGCACTTGGTATCTCTGCTGTTAAATAGTGATGTTTCGCAAACATTGACCACAAAGACTTATCGCATCGGTATACTTGAACTTGTATAGGTTGCCGAAGTGACACCCTTTTTAGCTCTTGCGTGTCAGTGCAGTACACCCAGTCAGGCTCAAGCCAACTAAGTATATCTTCATGACATGTAGCCAAAACGATGTTCTTTAGATTGTTTCTTTTAATGTATTTAGATAAAGCCACAGAGCAAGACTTAGCCGTCTCTCTGTTAACCACTGAGGTGAACTCATCTATGACAGCACCATCTTTTAATTTTCTCGCCATGTCTGCTCTGAAACCCTCGCCATTTGATATCACATGTCTTGGCTTTGCCCACGATGGTACTGTGTTGAGTCCTACTGCACTGAGTCTAGCAATGGCATCATCTTCGCTATCAAAGTGTGAGACCACTGATTTGTTTTTATCCCATGTCAGTTCTTCTTCCACACCAAACCTTTTAAGCAGAGTAGACTTGCCACTTCCACTAGAACCAAAGATGACACCAATGGAAAACTCTCCATCTATCGATGGCATTCTTGGTACCTCGAAGCTTGTCGTGCCGTCAAAGCTAAAGTCAAAGTTCTTGTAGATGCTTTGATCTATCTCACTCATCTCCACATTCGATGTCAGTATCTCTCTCTTATCCTCTTCCATTTATCCCTCCGTATGTATCCTTGTATGTAAATCTATGAAAGCTTGTGCATCCATGACCACCAAGGGCTTGCTTCTGTTTCTTTTGATCACGAGTAAAGGCTCATAGCCCTTGCAATTGCTCTCTGCTTGTTCGT